ATGTATCAGAAAAACCTAGCTAGCTACGAGCACAAGACATCTACCAAGTCTTTACGGACTCGCATAACCTTCATCACGACGATTCGAGGTGAGGGAGAAAAGCCAGTCGATAAGCATTACAAAGTTGTGGTCGATAGTCCACTAATCAACAAATACAGTCAGATTTATGAGGATGTTGTCGAGGTCAACGACCAGGATGTAGTAGATGAAGCAACCCTCTTAAAGTATGGCAAGCAGTATTTTAGAACAACACTCTGCGATATGCTCGAAGATAGCATTGAAATTGATGTCATCGGTCAGAGTGATGTGCCTGTTCAGATGTATGATGTTGTGAGTGTTTATCATGAGCAATTCGACTTAGACGTAAGAAAGAAAATCACAAAATACAGCTATTCTCCAATGGCCAAAAAATTGAAGAGTATTGGATTTGGTGATTTCAAGTCAGGTCTAGCGAATGCTATCGGCAACGCTGTTAGTGATGCGGTTAAAAACGAAACTCAGCATTTGCAAGGACAATTCGCTACACAACTGGCGAAAGAAATCAAGAATGCTGATTTAGACTTTGACCGTAAGGTACAAGGTATCAAGAATGAAATCACAGACGGTCTTAACGCTGCCAAAGCCAAAGCGGAAGAGGTCAAACGTCAACTCTCTGACACCATTGACCAGCGCTTTAGTAATTTCAACAATGGTCCTTTACAAGAAGCCAAACGCAGGGCCGAGGAAGCCTTGCGAAACGCTGGCGCAAGTAGCCTGCTTGCTCAGGAAGCGAAGCAAATCAGCGAGCAAGTGAGACGGCAGCTTGATAGCAAAGCTGATCTCGTCGAATTTCAGAGAGTGAAAGAAACCAATCAGCTCTATGAGAGAATTATTGGCCGTAGCGAGTCTGATATTGCTGAGAAGGTTGCTCGCATGACTCTGACTAATCAGTTGTTTCAGGTCGAAGTTGCAAAAAACACTGGTGATAACCGAAATTATGTCAGAAACGCTGATTTTAGGGATGGTTCTAAAAAATGGAAAGAATCGGATATAGCTGGATTAAATTTCAACTATGAACATTCATCGCAAAATCGAAATAAATCGGGCGTGCATATTTATGGTACATCTATAAATGCTCGTTATTTTGGATTGCAACAGACATTCAAAATCGAACTAAAAAAATCCGACAAAATCACTCTTTCTTTTTTGGTTTCAAAAGATGGATACAATACTTTTTCTGGCCTAAATGTTGGTTTACATTATAGGAAAGACGGTGCAATAAAATCACAGTCATGGAAGGAGATCCCAAATGGTGACATAACTTCATCCATTTATAAAAAACTTAATTTTAATTATGAGTTACCAGTTGATGTTGACGAAATTAATTTGATGTTGTACGGACAACAAGGCAAGTCAATCAACCTTTACATTTCAGAGATAAAACTTGAAACTGGAAACAATGCGACATCATTCACGCTAGCGCCCGAAGATACAGACGAAGCTGTTCGCACAGTTCAAAATCAGCTTGCGGGATCGTGGGCAATTCAAAACCTGACCAGCGCTGGCTCTATCGTCTCTCAAATCAACGCGACGAATAACCAAATCTTGATTGAAGCCGAAAAGATTCGATTAAAGGGTAAGACCTTACTTGATGAACTGACAGCTATTCAAGGTTACTTCAAGCGGTTATTTGTCGGTGAGGGTACATTCGCTAAACTGAACGCTGAAATTATCGGTTCCAGGACCATCACAGCTGACAAGCTGATTATGGACCAAGCAATGGCTCGAATGTTCGGTTCAAGCGATATCTTCACGGATACGCTTGCTGCCAAAGAAGCTTTCATCAACAAGATTCGGTCAGTTGTAGTATCTGCAACCTTACTTGAAGGTTATAAAGGCCGAATTGGTGGCTTCCAAATCGGTACTCACGAGAAAGGCCCCTCTGTATATTGGCTGACAGGTCAGAACCAATTTGCGGTCGGTATGAGTAACGGAGGCGGTAAGTGGAATCAAGTGGCTCTCTGGGTAAGCTGGGGTTCGGACTGGAACAAAGTAGGTCCACTAGCATGGTATGTGAAACACGATGGGACAATGCATTGTAAGAATACAGCTCATTTTAGGTTTGCTGAAGTTACAGAAAGATTAACGGTTGATGGAGAGCTCGTTTATCGCACGAACAACGGACTAGGATTTTACAATTACTCTCCGATTTATCAACGAATTGACCGGTCAAATAATTATCTTTATCTTTATTATAACGGAACGAAAAATTACGACTGGATCCCGATGAACAGAGAAATTTCTGACCGTCGCTATAAATCGAATATCGAACATAGTACAATCTCAGGTCTCGATGTTATCGAAAAACTGAAAACGTACAGTTATCGCAAAGAGTACGATGGGGAAATAGAGGACATTTCTTGCGGTATTATGGCGCAAGATGTCCAGAAATATGCTCCTGAAGCATTCTATGAGAACCCAGACGGGGCATACTCGTATCGCACATTTGAATTGGTGCCTTACTTAATCAAGGCCATTCAAGAACTAAATCAAAAAATACAGAAATTGGAGAAAACAGCATGATGAATGAACAAGATAAGCAAATCAGTAGTCTAGCGATTAAGTCGCTTAGCGAGAAAATCAGCAAAGAGGCTACTCAATCAGCTACGCTTGAAGCTCTCTACACAGTAACCGCTATGGAACTTGAGCAAATGAAGCAAATCATCGAATCGGATGAAAAACTCAAAGCAAAATTTGATGAAGTGAAAGGAAAAATGACAAATGGCAATCAATAACTATGAATTGGCAGGCAAGCCTTACACAAGAGGTTTGGGAGATAGCACGGTTACAGTCGTTGAAATCCGTCTGTCTGAAGGCAATCGATACAGTACAAACATGCGTGAGCTTGCAGGAGACCGCACAAATGAGCAAGAGGACGTCTTGATTCAAGCGGTGCTGGATATTATCAAGGCTGAGTTAGATCCAGGCTCTGCCATCGTGAAGGCACAAGCTAAGCTTGAAGAGGCTGAGCATAAAATCGCTGAGAATGAAAACAAGCAAAATGAACTCTCTGAACTTGTTAAACAGACTCAAGAGAACGCTCGCTTGAATGGTAAATTGCTTCATATCATGGTTTTGAACTCGGTCATGAGCAAGAATATTGCTTATGGGACGATTTACAAAGAGTTAGTTGAACTCATTCCACTTGCTGAGGTCGGCAAAACGTACATGGCTAACGACCTCATCACGATTGAGGATTCAAGCCATGTTGAGGTCAACGGCGAAGGCAAACGTATCTTGATTCATTTGAATAAGGAATTTACTTATAACGGTGAACCAGTCAGCGCATTTGCTACAAATGGCGCCCTCGAGCAAAACGGAACGGGTGTTGCTTGGAAATTTGAAGGTAAAGAATAGGGGTGCTTATGCCAGGATATGAACGACTAATCTTGCAAATCTTTCTTTCTCTAATTCCTGTCATTGGGCTTTATTTTTCGATGAAAGATAAGGCAACCAAGCAAGAGAACCGTCTCACTATTTTAGAAAAAGATATTGAGAACTTGCATGAATTTAAAACATCGGCCAATAAAAGGCTCGATAACCACGATGAACAAAATAAGGCTATCTTAGTACTAGCTGAGCAAGTGAAATCGCTCGGTGAGGATGTAAGAGAGCTTAAAAGTTTGATTCAAAATAAACAACAATAAAAGGAGAAACTCAAAATGATTAACTGGAAATTGCGCTTGCAAAACAAAACAACACTCATTGCTCTTCTTGGAGCAATCTTCCTTATGGTTCAACAATTTGGCCTTGAAATCCCCAAAAATATCCAGGACGGTGTGAACACATTCGTTTACATCCTGGTATTGATTGGTGTCGTGAATGACCCAACCACAGCAGGGATTTCGGACAGCAAACGGGCTCTTGACTATCAAGAACCAAGCGAAGATTAGGAGAAAACAATGAAGAAAAACGACTTATTCATCGATGTATCTAGCCACAATGGATACGATATTACAGGTATCTTGGCTGACATGGGTACACAGAATACTATTATCAAAGTTTCTGAAAGTACAAATTACCTAAACCCTTGCCTGTCTGCTCAAGTTGAGCAATCCACACCAGTTGGATTCTATCATTTTGCTTGGTTTGGTGGTGACATTGAAGAAGCTGAGCGAGAAGCACGTTACTTCCTTGATAATGTGCCCCAAAAAGTAAAATACTTGTGCCTCGACTACGAAGATCACGCAAGCGGAGATAAACAGGCAAATACAGATGCTTGTATTCGCTTCATGGAAATCCTCAAAGAAAATGGCTATGAGCCAATTTATTACAGCTACAAGCCATTCACGCTCAATAATATCTATTATGAGCAGATTCTTGCGAAATTCCCAAACAGCCTTTGGATTGCCGGGTATGGTTTAAACGATGGTAACGCTGACTTTGAATATTTCCCAAGTATGGACGGAATCCGTTGGTGGCAATATTCTTCAAATCCGTACGACAAAAACATTGTTTTACTAGATGACGAAGAAGCTAAACCTAAATGGAAAAAGAATGATACCGGATGGTGGTATGAATATCCTGACGGATCTTACCCAAAAGACAAATGGGAAAAGATTGATGGCATCTGGTATTGCTTCGACGAGAGAGGTTATTCAATAGCTTCTCGCTGGTTGAAGGATGATAGTAAGTGGTATTATCTCAAAGAAAATGGCGCAATGGCCATTGGTTGGGTGCTTGTGAATGGCAAATGGTACTATCTTGATGCTTCAGGAGCGATGGTCACTGGTTGGGTTCAATACAAGGACAAACTATACCATCTCAAAGAAGAAAATGGCGAAATGTCTTCAAAAGAACTTGTCAAAGTCGAAGGAGGCTGGTACTACGTCAACGAAGATGGCAGCCGTTCAGACAAACCAGCATTTGATGTATTACCTGATGGACTAATTGTTACTACAAAATAATTTTTTTAAAAATAGAAAGGAAAATTTCTAAAATATTGTTCTAGTTGTTTTAACCGCAGGCTTATGCTTGCGGTTTTTTTGTTTGCTATGAAGCAAGAAATTATCTAACTGACCGACATCAATGTCGGTACCAAAGTTACAAAATAAATGATTTGTCTGAAAAATTGACTTGTTGATATCAACAATTAGCTTTATAAAGCGCATGGTTGCCAATTTTGTTGATGCCAACAAAATTGCTCTGAAAGTACTGTCTGAATTAAAGAAGTAATAATTTTTTCACTACTTTTTTTGATTCCTTA